TGAACCTGTTGTTGAACGAACTGGCCAAATTGGTTTAACCCAATCTCCCCAAACGTGAGTGTTCTTTTTGTATCTATCATGTAAAGAACCAATCTCTACATAATCTTCTTCCATCAATAATTTACCACTTCCTTTTTCTCTAAATCCACATTGGTCTTGCATTCCACCCGTAACATTTACAATGATTGGAGTTCCAGCCATAACCGATTCAGCGGTTGCTAATCCAAATCCTTCGTTAGATGCTAAGTTGATTGTTACATCGGCTAAATTATATAGATAGTTTAGTTCCGCTTCACTGAATTTATCAGGAACAAAAATTATATTTGAATCTGGAATACAATGTTCAACGAATTTAGGTAAGTCGGTTCCGTGTTCTTGTACAGGTTCCGTATGCATTACCATACAAACTTTATCTTGTTGTTCTGGTCTTAATGTTTGTCTAAATTCATCAAATGCTAACATTGCATCCATTGGTTGTTTTCTACGAATGTTTCTGTTATTCCAATAAAGAACAAAATCATATTCTTTATCACCAAAAATTCTTTGCTTAAAATCTTTTGGAACTTCTACTGGTTTATACAGTTCCGAATTAATACCATGAGGAACATAACTTACTTGCCATTGTTCAGGCTTATTCCAATGTTTTTCTTTATCCCAACCCCAAACTCTACGGGTAATACCATAAGTTTGCTTTGAAATACAACCAATCCAATCACAACTTTCGTAGTAATCTCTATTGTATTTTGGGTCTGGCAAATCATCCCAAATGTGATAGAAGAACAATGGACATGTTTGTCTTATTTCATGCTCAATATCATATAACCAAATCCAATATCTCGGGTCAGTAAAGTGTAAAATAGCATCGGGTTTTTCAATCATTAGTAATTGACGAATAATATCCGCATTACCATAACCATCGGATGGATATAACTTTACATAAGCATCTTTAATACCTGTTTCATTTTGAACACTCTCACTAAGGTCAAATACTTTACCAGCATCTGGATGTTTGATTGCAGCTCCTAACTGAACCCAATCATACTTGTCAGCGGTTCCTAATACTAATTGTTTTGAAACATTTGCGATACCACTCGTCATACGAAGGTCATCGGAAAGTAACAGAATTTTCTTTTTAGCCATAACTTTATTTAAAATATATATGTTTTGTTTTATTTTTTACCATCACAATGTTTACCTAAAAATTCACACCAATCACATAGTTTAGATGGTTTTTTAGGATATTCTACATCTCTATAATTTCCTGCTTCATCAAATACACTATCTACAAATTCTTTGAATCCTTTCCAAGCTTTGTTAATTGAAGGTTTACCATTTGCAGGTACATGTCTACTCATTCTATATGTTGGAATATCTTCTACAACTTCTACTTTTCTTTTTAATATGATAAATTCCACATCAATAATATCTTCCGAAATTTTTAGTAATTCTGCATAAAATTTTTTATACAATAAGATTTGTGCATTCTTTACAGGGTCTGCCTTTTGATATTTAGACCATCCTCTTGTTGAAGTTTTAAAGTCAATTATACGATATCTACCATTAAATGTATCTCTTATAACCAAATCAATAAATCCCATAAAATTTACATTCTCTGCTATCTTAGTATTGATTGGTTGTTCGATTGCTACTAATTCATCATGCTTTAAAGAAAAGAAACGATTAAAGTTTTTAGATTTTTGAAACCAATCCAAAAGAACGTTTCCATCTTCTAAAAATTCTACCATTTCTTCTTTAGAGCAAATTTGAAATTCACCACTATTTGATTCTTTGATATAAGTTTCTCTCATTCTTTCTTTAAGAAACTCTTTCAAATTAATCATCTTGTCTGCTTGTGTTTTTGATATTTTTAAAACCTTATCTAAATAATGTTGTAAGGTTTCGTGCATTGCTGTTCCAAATACTGAATGTATATTGGATGTGGATTCGGATAATCCATCTATATATGCTAATTTGTATTGTTGTGGGCATGAACTCCACATACTATATTGAGAAAATGATACTCTTGCCATAAATCTAATATAACCAATTTATTTGAATTTACCAAATTAAAGTAATTTTTTTGAAAGTTTGGTTGTTATTAATTGATTGATATTCGACATTTTTTCAGGTAATTCGATATCGTTGAACAATAAAGTATGTGCAATGTTTCCTCTTAAATATTTTTGAGCATTTTCTTTATCCCAATCGGTTACTACGGAATTTTTTAAATATTCTAAATATTTTATTATTGAATTTTTCAATTTATCAGAAGTTATATTTTTTAAATTATTTTCAAATAATTTTATTGTATTATTTTTAGCAACATCAAAATTTATAGTATTATACCAAAATGGATATTGTACATAGTGAAAATTTACTAACTCTTGGTCTTCACCAAGTTCTTCTAAAAAATCAAAAAAATTAAAGGAATTTAATACCGAACATGTATACTGAAAATCATATGAAACATTTTGATATTTATCCATAGCCCATTTTAATACTAATAAATTTTTTCTAAAAGTTTTAGTATTAAATCCAGTTCTAACAAATTCACCAACTTCACCCAATCCATCTATTGATATTGAAAAATGTACATTACGGAAATCCTTTAAATGTTCAAAAATAGTTTTTCCTTGATATTTCAAAATACTAAAATTAGTATTATACATTATTGAAATGTGTTTTTTATCTTTTATTGATTCCAACAATTCAAAGTGTTCTTCTAATACAAATGGTTCTCCACCTGCAAAATATAATATTTCAATATTTTTTATAGAATCTTCATTTAATTTAAAATTAATTTTATTTACTCCACTTAATTTTTCTTTGCCAAAATATAAAGTGTTTTCATTCATTTTATAAAAATCAGCTTTTTCTTCTTGCCATTTTGTAGAGAATCCATCATTACAAGTTCTACATTTAAAGTTACAAATATTAGATGGTCTCAAATCTAAAGAAATAAAATCAGGTTTAATATCCCCTTTAAAAGACTTTTTAGTAAAATATTTTTTATTTAATTTTTCTATTTTTTCAAAATGATGTTCATTCCACTTATTTCTAGATGATTTAATATCTTGTTTTTCCAAATCGTAACATGCACTACAATATTTGTTTTCAACACCATTAATCATATCCAACCTCAACTTTTTGTATTCATCGGAATTAAAAGCATCATCAATATTTGTTGATTTTAAATCTATATCCGTAAATGGTTTTTGAGAGTCACAGCATGGTTTTGCAGTTCCATCCATATAACCATTAAAATGTATAAATGGTAATATACAAAAAGCTTTATTCATTATATTTTTAATTTTAACTTTGTAATTTGTTTTTTATCCGTACCATACTTTTCACAAATATATTTAATATTTTCTCTACCCTCTCTCGTTGAATAAAGAACTTCTATATATTCATTTGCTTCCTTTTCCGAACATTGAAAATCTTTCTTAATAAGCTCAACTAAAAACTCTTCATACTTATCTTCACCTTTACCTTTGATATATTTCAAAAAGTATTTACCTTTTGGAATGACACTAATATACAACTTATACATTTCCTTTGGTTGTAAAGTTTGTGTCAAAGGAAGTAAAGTTGCAATCAATTCGACCCACTCAGGCTTCATAGAAAGAAAACGATTAATCATAAAATTACTCCATGATTTTAAATCTTCTTCTGATAACTTATCAAAATATTTTGGGTCTTGTTCTGAAGTTATTGCGTTTAAATGGTCAAATAGTTTTTTAACTGCCATTATTCTACAATTTTTGTTTCTTGCAATTCTTGTGGTAATAATTCATTTAATGCTTTACCACAACTTGCACACACATACAATTCAATTGGCATTACCGAATCTTTTGGTGCACCTGTTAATAATCTACTAATTTTTTTGAATCTATATGCTGGTAGGAAAATCTTTCCACCACATTCACAATTCATATCTCTTGCATCATTTAAATTGAAATTTGGTGGTAATCCAGGTCCACCCATTTGTTGGTCCATCATTATTTTATAATATTTAAAATTTGTATAATTGTGCTCATAAACACTATTTCTTTATCTACTACTAATG